AGGAAATGTAGATGAGTACCAATATAATGTAATAAGTGCTCCTGGATTACTTAACGCAACTCACGCAACTCAAACAACAGCTTTAATTAATAACTCAATAAATAGAGGAGATAATATTGCAGTACTAGATTTAGTAAAATATGGTAGCTCAATCGCTTCAGTATCCCAAGCAGCAGCTGCATTTGACAATAGTTATGCAGCAACATATTGGCCATGGGTTCAAATGATTGATCCACAAACAGGTGAATTAGTATTTTGCCCAGCCTCAACTGTAATCCCTGGGGTGTATGTATTTACAGACGCTTCAAGTGAACCATGGTTTGCACCAGCAGGATTAACTAGAGGTGCTTTAGGACAAGTAGTTAGAGCTGAAAGAAGATTAACAGCGAATAACAGAGATACTTTATATGAATCAAATGTTAACCCACTTGCAACATTCCCACAATCTGGAGTAGTTGTATTTGGTCAGAAAACATTACAAAAACGTTCTAGTGCTTTAGATAGAGTAAATGTACGTAGACTATTAATTGCTCTTAAAGGATTTATTTCTGGGGTAGCTGATAATTTAGTATTTGAACAAAATACAATTGCTACAAGAAACAATTTCTTAAGTGTAGTAAATCCGTATTTAGAAGGAGTACAACAAAGACAAGGATTGTATGCATTTAAAGTGGTAATGGATGATACAAATAATACAGCAGCAACAATAGACAGAAATGAGTTAGTAGGACAAATTTTCTTACAACCAACTAAAACAGCTGAATTTGTAATATTAGATTTCAATGTATTACCAACTGGAGCAACATTCCCAGCATAAAAATTAAAAAGATAAATATTTATAATAAAATAAAATAATAAAATGGCAGTATTAGATCCAAACGAAATATTTTTCACAGCTTTTGAGCCAAAACAAGCAAATAGATTTGTCATGTATATTGACGGTATTCCTGCTTATTTGGTAAAAGAAGTAGGGGCTGTATCTTTAACACAAGGAACAGTTGAATTAAATCATATTAATGTATCAAGATATGTAAAAGGTAAATCCACTTGGGATCCAATCTCTTTAACATTATTTGATCCAATTACCCCTTCAGGAGCACAAGCAACTATGGAATGGGTACGTTTGCATCATGAATCAGTAACTGGTCGTGATGGATATAGTGATTTCTATAAGAAGGATCTTACTTTTAATGTACTTGGTCCAGTAGGTGATATTGTATCAGAATGGATTATTAAGGGTGCATTTATTACACAAGCTTCATTTGGAGATTATAACTGGGACACAGTTGATACTGCACAAAACCTTTCAATTACAGTACAACCAGATTATTGTATTTTGAATTTCTAAAATTTTACCCACCCCTGATTAGAAAATAGCTTGGCTTTTGCCAAGCTTTTTCTTATTTTAAACATATGGTAAAAGATTATCCTAATTTCTTAACATCTTCTGAAATAGAAAGCATTAAACAGGAGATATATAATTTAAAAAAATATTGGAAACATTCTTCTCAATATAAAAATTCCCATCTTCTTCCTTATAAAAATACTCCCATTATAGAAGTTTTAAAAGACCAATATAAAGCAGAATACCTTTTAGGCGATCCCTTATATCGATTAGAAGGATGTAAAGAAGATATAAATTTAGATACACAACTACTACTAATTCATAGTTTTAATTGGGTATATAAAAAGTTATTAGATAAGATTCAACAAATAACATCTATAGAAACAGAACTAGAAACAGAATTGACAATCCCTGGATTTCATATATTTGCTTCTTACTTACAACCACTGAATACTTTTAAATATCATGTAGATACTAGTATTTTAGATTTTTACCCCCATATAGACATTACTAAAATAAAATCTTTTGTTTTACTTATAGAAGCTAATGGTACTACTCCTTGTTTAGATTACAAAACAGGAATAAAAGAATATGAATTTGGGACTTTACATTTGTGGGACGGAAATATAGAACATAGAATAGGAGAATTTGAAATAAAAAAAGGTGATTCAAGAATTACTCTCCAAGGTCATTATTACTATGATCCAGATACAAATACAAATAAATTATTCTTTTAAAAATTATGTGGAGATGTAATAAAAGTTTATTATATTAATATTTATAAACGCACAAAAACGTTATTAACAAAATAAAGATTATGGCCGAATTTAAATTAGCTACCGAAGTTGTAGATTTACCCTCAAAAGGATACTTATATTCTAAAGACTCTCCATTAGCAGAAGGAAAAATTGAAATTAAATATATGACTGCTAAAGAAGAAGATATTCTTACTAATTCCTCTTATATTCAAAAAGGAATAGTATTAGATAAATTATTCCAATCATTAATTGTTTCTAAAATAAATTATAACGATTTATTAATTGGGGACAAAAACGCAATTATGATTGCAGCTCGTATTTTAGGGTATGGTAAAGATTATAATTTTACATATGAAGGTATAGAAGAAACAGTTGATTTAACTGATGTAAGTAATATCGAAATAGATGAAGAATTGTTTAAATCCGGTAAAAATGAATTTAATTTTACATTTCCCCACTCAGGTAATGAAATTACGTTTAAATTATTAAATCACGGGGATGAAACAAAAATCCAACGTGAATTAGATGGTCTAAAAAAAATAAATAAAAACGAAGATCCTACTCTTACTACAAGATTAAAACACACTATTCTTTCAGTTGAAGGAAAAACAGAAAAAAAAGATATTCGAGAGTTTGTAGATAAATATTTGCTAGCACGAGATGCTCGTGCTTTAAGAGAATATATTAAGTCAATGTCACCGGATGTAGATTTAACTTTTTTTCCCTCTGGTAGCGAAACAACAAAAACCATTCCAATTGGGGTTGGATTTTTTTGGCCTGACTTTGGAAAATAGTCAAAAATACAGAAAAAACTTATTTACTCAAATACATAACATAGTCTTCCATGGAAATGGAGGCTATGATTGGTTTACGATATACAATATGCCTATTTGGCTTCGTAAATTTACATTTCACGAAATAAACGAATATAATAAAGACCAAAATGAAAGGGCAAATAAATCAAAAAATAAAGATTCGTTAGTTAATACTAAAGGTCAAGTAAAAAGCCCTCAATTTAAAAACAAGTCTAGTTATAAGTAAAATTATTTCTTTTAATATTTATAACAAAATACCCATATGGCTTTAGAGGACGATATCAAAAAAGGTAAAATAGAAGCGCAAGAATTCAAACAAGTCATTATGGATTTGGATTCTACATTCAAGTCTTTAGCTGTTACATTTGCAGAAAGTATTACTAATCAAACTAAGGAAGCTAATTCAGAAGCTCAGAAATTAGCAAAAACCTATTCTAATGATTTAACAAAAGGTATTAAAGAGGCTAGTAACCAAAATGCGATACTAGAAGAAATCCAAGCGAGTCTTAATCAGGGAAATAAAATTACTCTTGCCCAACAAAATAAAATCAATAAAGCTGAAAGAAATCAATTAGTAACCCTACGTAAAATAGAACAAGCTAAACAGGAAGGGATTATATTAAGTGCTGAACAGTTAGTTGATTTAGAAGAAAACTATAAAAAACAAAATAAAATAACGGGTGCTATTCAAGAACGAGCAAAAGCACAAGAAAAATCCTTGGGTGCCGTTGGTAAAATTTCAGGAGCATTTACTGGTTTATTAGATAAGCTAGGAATGGGTGATCTTAATAAGTTTTTTAACCTAGATAAGGCAAATGCTGCATCCAAAAAGACATTAGAAGACCTAGGTAAAAGTGCAACTGCAGGTAAAAAAATAAGTGTTGTTACTAAAAATATAGTTAAAAATTTAGATGTAGCAGGACTAGGAGCAGGTCTTTTATTTAGTTTAGCTGGTAAACTATTTGACCAATTTAAAAAGGCAGACCAATCTACAACTGAAATTGCTCGTGGCCTTAGTATGTCTAAATCTGAAGCTAAGGAATTTAAAAAAGAAATGCATGAGTCTAGTAAGGCAGCAGGTCTTACTGGTATTACTATAAAAGAACAGAAAAAAGCAGTAATGTCCTTAAATAAGGCTTTAGGGGGAACTGCAATTGCTTTTGGTAAAGATATTAGAGAAGGAGCAGCTGAGTCTCTTGCATTACTTGGATTATCAGAAGAAGCAGTAGGTAACATGGCTAAATTAGCTATGGTTACTGGTAAAAATTTTAAAACATTAGAAAAAGAACAAGCAAAAAGTGTTTTAGATGCTGAAAGAGAATTTGGTGTTAGACTAAAACTATCAGATGTATTAGATGAGGCTAATAAAATAACAGGTTTAGCCCGAGTTAATGCTATGGGTATTGAAGGTGGTTTAACAAAAGCAGTTGCCACAGCAAAATCTTTAGGTATTGAAATGAGTGCTATAGCAGGTTCAGCGGGTCAGTTATTAGATTTTGAATCCTCTATTCAAAAAGAATTAGAGGCAGAATTGTTAATTGGTAGAGATTTAAATCTTGAAAAAGCAAGAGCAGCAGCTTTAGCTAACGATCAAGAAGCATTAGCTAGAGCATTAGTTGAAGAAGCAGGTAGTTTAGAAGAACTACAAGGCATGAATGTTATTCAACAACAGGCATTAGCTGGAGCCTTAGGAATGAGTGCTGATCAATTAGCAGATAGTTTAATGACTCAAGAAGCATTATCTACACAGGCACAAGAAGATTTAGATAGAAATGCTCAAGAAGCTTTAAATAATGAAAAAATGCTTTCTATGCAAGAAAAACAAACTAGAGCAATGGAAAAATTTTCTGAAACAGTCCAAATGTTAGGTCCATTATTATTAGTAGCAGCAGCAGCTGCTGCCGCAATTGCTATTGCTATGTCATTTGGTACAGCAACACCCTTAGTTGTAGGAGGTATTCTTGCAACTGCAGCTGCTGTTGGTGGAATAATGTCTCTTAATAAAGTAGAAGATGGTGTTGCACCCCCAGGATCTGGACCATTTACAATCCAAGATAAATTTGGTGCTACTACAGTAACAGCTGCAGGTGATGGTTTAGCAGTTTCTCCTAATATAAACACAACAGGTGGAGCAGGAGGTAATGCTAATATGGGTGAAACAAATATGCTATTAAAACAAATTTTAAGTAAAGAAGGAACAGTTCGAATGGATAGTACCGAAGTAGGTACAGCTTTTTCTGTAAATTCTAGACAAATACAATAATTTAATATTTATAATAAAACAACAATTATGGGACTTTTAGACAAATTACAAACACAAGGAGGTTCAAACCTATCTAATTTAAATGGTACAACACCATCAACACCTGATTTTGCATTATCAAAATTACATGATACATATTCAGCTGATGGGATTCCAAACATAAATGGTAAACCCGCACCTTCAAATTTAGATTCAGGTGATCCAGTAAAATATTTGGATAACTTACCACAATAATAAAATATGGGACTCTTAGATTTAACAACCGATCTTAAATCATTAAGATATGGTAAAGACCGTATAGGTGGAGGAAGTAGTGAAGAACCCTTTATTACTACCTCTGTAAACAGTACTCCTGGAGATACTGGTGGTCCTGATTTCCTTCTAAGAGCAAATGCCTTACAACATGCTGAGGATGATACTTCAAGAATATTTCAATATTTAAAAAGCCCAAAGGGAATATCATTTGCTTTAAAACAAAACCTATTATCTAGATCAGCAGTTAAATCACAAGCTAGTGGTCTTATTGTTAATGATGGGGTATATTTACCAACTTCTACTTTAGCACAAGTAGGACTTAGTGGTGCTGGTAGTCATTTATTAAAACAGGGTATAAACCCTTTTGCTAATACAACAGCTAATGCAACCAATACTGGTATAGGAATTTTAGATACAATTGGAAATTTTTTATCTGATAGTTTACCACTTTCTGCACCTTTTTATGTTAAAAAAGTTACTAGTACTCAACCTGTTTCTGAAAATAGATTAACTAATTTAGTTGATTATAAAATGGGAATAGCGGCTCAAACAACTAACCCTTTTAGTTCTTTTTTTGATAATATTACAAGTGGTCAAGGTGTTGGTGGTTTTTTAGGTGGATTAGGAGGTGGAATATTAAATAATATTTTCTCCACTTCAAAAACAGCAGGCCAAAAATTTAATAGTATTTCCTTAAATAAAGATGAAATATTAAGATATGATGGAGGTCCTGGATCAGCACTAGGTATAGGTCAAACTTCTTTAAAAAGAGTAACTGTTACTAATAATGAAGCACCTTATCTTTATAATTATAGTGAATTAGTAGCAGCAGGAGATTCAAAAACCTCAAAAGATCAAACTCTTCAAGATTT